ACTTCACTGCCCCGCCCACCCCCGCCACCGCCGGCTCCGGCGACGTCCTCTCCGGCCTCATCGGCGCCCTCCTGGCCGCCGGCGAGGACCCGTGGCTGGCCGCCGGCTGCGCCGCCTACGTGCACGAGCTCGCCGCCGACCTCGCCGCCGACGGCGCGCCCGCCCCCCCCCCCCCCCCCCCCGGCCCCCACCCCCCCCGGGGGGGGGCCGCCGCGACCCGAGAGGACCAGCCATGCGCGTGATTTCCCTGACGAACGCGACCAGCGTGCCGGGACCGGACGGCAAGCCGATCGACGCCGGACCCGATGGCGTGTTCGACCTTCCGCACGAGTTCGCCGTACACCTGACCACCAAGCACGCCTCGCAGTGGCGCGGCGAGAGCGAGCACGAGGCGACGCTGCACACCGCCCGGCTCGAGGAGATGCGCAACCCGCACCTGGTCGCCCCGACGCTGGTCGACCACACCAACCGCATCCAGGCGCTGGAGGCGAAGGTCGAGGCGCTGCTGGAGGGCCGAGGCGCCGAGGACCCGGCCGCCGAATCGGGCGACCGGCGCACGCCCGCGGCGCCCGAGCCGGAGCAGGTCGCGGCGAAGCCGGAGCCCAAGCCGCGCGGATCGCGCAGCACCAGGGCGAAGGACGCCCCCTCCGAGTGATCCTGCTGCCGTACACGCGGCTACACCCGGCCACCGCGCGCCTGGCCAACGCCCACGCGCCCGGCCACGTGCGCGCCCGGATCGACCCTGCCGACGCTGAAGCGTACTGGCGGCTGCTCGCCGAGCAGTGGCGGCAGCCCGGCGACCTGATCGTCATCGAGCAGGACATCGGGATTCACGCCGGCGTCATCGAGGGCCTGACCGCGTGCGATCGGCCGTGGTGCGGCCACCCCTACGCGATCGGCGCGCAACTGCTGGTGTGCCTGGGCTGCACCAAGTTCTCCGCCGCACTCAAGGCCGCCGAACCCGGCCTGCTCGACGCCGTAGGCGAGGACTCCACCGGCGGCCAGCCCGCCCGCGTCTGGCAGCGCCTGGACGTGCGCATCCTCGACCACCTGCGCGCCCGCGGCTACACCCAGCACCGGCACGAGCCGCCCGTGGCCCATTACCACCGCTACGCGCCGTAGGAGGCCCCGGTGAGCGTGCAGCCGATCGTCGCCCCCGGCGTGCCGAACTACGCGACCGAGACTCCGTACATCACGGTCGCCGAGTTCCTGGCTGAACCGACCGGCGTGGACGTCTCGCAGCTGATCCCCGCCGGCAGCAGCCTGTCGAACACCGCCGCGCTCGCCCGGCTGATCGCCCGCGCCTCGTCGCAGGCCGACGACCTGTGCTTCAAGAAACTCGCCGCCACCGTTGACGTGGAGGCCGGGGACTACCGGCTGCGCAGCGACGGCACGATCTGGGTGCCGGTCGCCTACAAACCGATCGTGCAGGTCAACGCGGTTTCGCTCGGCCTGTACGCGGGCGCGACCACGGCCATGAGCGACCTGTCGGGACTCGACGTCGGCGAGAAGCTGGTGAAGATCCCGGTCACAAGCGCCTCGCTGCCGGTCCTCTCCGGCACCACAATGCGCGCGCCGTCCCGCCGCGGCACGATCCACGCGATCGTCACCTACGTCAACGGCTACGCGGTGACCACACTGTCGGCCGCGGCCTCGGCGAACGCGTCCTCGGTGAGCGTGCGCAGCTCGCTGGGCATCGTCGCCGGGCTGCCGATGACGCTCTCGGACGACGCGAACACCGAGTCGGTGATCGTGGACGCCAGTTACGTGCCAGGGTCGCTGACCGTCCCCACCGCGACACCGCTGCAATTCGCGCACGGACAGGGCGCGGCGCTCTCGGCGCTGCCCGGCGCCATCAAGGACGCGGTGATCCTGCTGGTCGCCTCGCGGATCAAGATGCGCGGCGCTGAGGCGGTACAGATGGGCGCGATCACCTCCGAGCCGTCCAGGCCCCAGCCGACGATGCCCGGCGGCACCAGCGAACTGGCTCAGGCCAAGGAACTGCTGAGGCCGTTCGCGAGGGCCCGGTGAGCCGCGCCGGCGTACGCGCCGCCCTGTACACGTACCTGAAGAACGGCAACGTCACCGGCGTCACCCAGGTGTACCGCGCGCAGCCGTGGTTCATCGACGGCGGCACCTGGAAGCTGAGCAGCGAACTGGGCTCCGGCGCGGTGCTGTTCCTGCACTTCATGGACAAGGCCGAGACCCGCGAAGCGGACCCGGCTTCAAGCGTGAGCACACAGGTGGTCGGCTGGAAGCGCGTGGACTACCAGGTCGCGCTCGTCGTGCTCTACCAGTACCTGATCCCCTCGGCGTCCCAGGGCGTCGCGTACGCCGGGGACGAGTGGGTGGCGCCGCTGGACGCGACGCTCGCCTCGCTCGAGGCGCTGATCCGCGCGGATCCGACTGCGGGGACCGGTCCGAACGGCGACCAGAGCGGCGTCATCTTCGAGATGGCGCAGGCGCCGGGCGACCTGACGCTGCCGCAGGACCTGCCGCGGATCGCCGCCGGCAAGGTCCTCTCGTGGCAGGCGCTGCACTTCACCGCCACCGAGCTGATCCAAGCCTGATCCACCCCACATTCTCCGCCGTCGCGCGTGCTCGGGTCCGCACGGCGGCGGTGCCTTTTCCCCCGCCGTAGGGCGGTCCCAGCGATGGAGGGCGAATGGCCACCTCGACCGATCCCGCCGCACCGGCCGCGCCCGAAGCGCAGACCGACGCAGCCCCCGCGGCGAAGGACAAGAGCACGGCGGGCGTCTACCAGTACCTCGACGAGACGCCCCGCACCTACCAGTTCCACGACGGCACGGTGATCACGCCGCAGCAGGGCGACGTGTGCGACCTGCCGTACGACCCCGGCGACCGGCGCTGGCAGCCGTCCAAGGCGAAGGTCACGCGCCTGCCGGACAACCACCGGGACCAGATCGCCAAGACCGCCGCCGAGCAGGCCGAGGCACGCGCCGACATCCTCAAGTCCGCCGCTGAGACCGGAAGGGCATCCTCGTGACCGTCCCGAACATGTACCCGGTCTCCGCGCAGTTCGCGGGCATCGCCAAGGACGCCGGCGACGGCAATCCCGTGGCCATGGCGGACAACCTGCTCACCAACAGCTTCATGTTCGTCGACACCCCGGTGTGGCTGACCGACAACAGCAACATCGGCGGCATGGACGCCGGCGGGACCGTGGTGCAGGGCAAGCTGTTCTGCGCGGTGACCGGCGGCGGGAACGTGTTCACCGACACCTTCCCGTACCTGCTCGCGAACATCCTCGGCGATGTGACCACCACCGGCACGGCCAGCCCGTTCGCCCACAAGATCAGCGTGATGAACCCGGCCGCGTCCAACAGCTACAAGGCGCAGCCGACCTCGCACACGCTCACCGCGTACAACGGCGTGGCGGCGACCTCCGGCGCATGGCAGATCGCCTCCTGCGCGCTCTCGCAGCTGGTCATCGAGTTCGACGCCGCGTCCGGTCTGCTGCTCTACACCTTCACCGCCAACGGATGGCCGTCGGCGCCGGCCGGGTCCCGTCCTACCTCCGCGCCGTCCACGGTCAAGCCGATCGCGGGCTGGCGCGGGCAGATGGGCCTGGGCGGTCCCGCGTCCGGTGGCACGCTGGTCTCCAACCTCGCCCACGCGAAGATCACGATCAATCGTGAGGTCGAGAACCAGTTCATGGCCGACGGCACGCAGAACCCGCAGGCCATCGGCCGCGGCGCGATCTCCAGCGTCGACTTCGAGGCCACGTTCCTGGCCACCGACTCCACCGTGTGGTCGGACATGATGAGCAACACCGGTCCGCAGGTGCAGTGGCTGTTCAACGCCGGCACCAGCCAGATCGTGCAGCTGGACATGCAGGTGGCCCGGTTCAAGGTCTCCAAGCCGAACTACGGCAACAAGATGGTGCGCTGGGACACCTCAGGGTCCGGCGAGCGCAACTCGACGAACGCGGGCGCGACCGGCGGCCTGGCCTCTTTCCAGGCGACCGTCACCAACGCCGTCGCCTCCGGCCACTACTCGTAACCGATCACCCGACCCGAGACCCGAGAAAGCCGAACATGACCGACCCGAGCACGAGCCCGGACGAGCAGCTGCACACCCTGCCGTCCGGGCTGAGCGTCACCATCCGCTCCCACCGCGTCCTGCGCCGCGCGGACATCCACGAGGTGTGGGCCGCAGGCAACAACGCGCAACCCGGCAAGAGCACCGCCGCCGAGCACGACGCGCTCATGCGCCTGCTCGTCTCGGCGACCAGCGAGCCCGAGAAGTACCCCGTGCCGCTGACGACCGAGACGCTCGACCGTCTCGACGGCGCCGACTACACCGCCCTCTACCGACTGATGAGCAACGGCTGGCGGCTGGCCAACGGCCTGTCCGTGGCGCCGAACCCTGACGAGCACGCGGACCCTACTCAGCCGAAGCCGGAGTCCAGCGCTACACCTCCCGACTCCGAGGATTCCCGGTCCAGGGATACGGAACCGACTGGGACGACTTCGACGACTACGACTACTTCGACCGCACCCGAGGCTGGGACGCGCGCACCGTAGACGCCACGCCGTACTGGCTGCTGGTGCGCTACCGCATGGCCGACCGCATCCGCAAAGAGGTGGCCGGTGGCCGGTGAGATGCGCGTCGACGGCGCGGACGAGTGGGCGGTCGCGGCCGACGCGCTACTGGACCGCGTGCGCGTGGAGACCGACGGCGCCGTAGACGACGGACTCGCACTCATCCAGCAGGAAGCGCAGCGCAACCTCACCTTCTACACCCACCCGCCCGGCACGCCCACCCCGTCTGCCCCCGGCGAACCCCCGGCGCTGATCTCCGGTGCGCTGCGGCGCGCGGTGAAGATCCGGCGGCTGCTGTTCGGCCCGCTCGTGTTCTCCGGCGCCGTCGGATCCACGAGCGTGTACGGCCCGATCCAGGAGCGCGGCGGCTGGGCGGGGCGCGCCCACCGCTCCTACCTGCCGCCGCGGCCCTGGCTGCGACCGGCGGCCCTGAGCGCCGCACCGAAGATCCGCAAGCTGTTCGTCGACGCCTGGACTCGCGCGATCAGGGGGTAGGGCCGTGGCCGACGAACTGCCCCCGCTGGTCACGCGCCTGACCGGAGACATCACCGGCCTGGCCGACACCCTGGTCAAGGGCAAGGCCCTCACCCAGGCGTACAAGGCGGAGGTCGAGCAGGGGCTGTCCGGCGGACGGCAGATCGGCGAGAAGTTCGGCAAGGACCTCGGCGACGGGATCCAGGACGCCATCCCCGCCGAGTTCGACGACAACGCCGGCGAGCGCCTGGGCCGCCAGCTGGCCGCCAAGTGGCGCAAGTCCCTCGAGGACTCCGCCCCGCAGGCTGAAAGCACCGGCGAGAAGCTGGGCGCGTCCCTTGGCGACGGGATGTCCAAGGGCGTCGAGCCGGGCCTGAAAGACGTGGACCGCAAGGTCACCGACTCCGCGTCCAAGACCGGCAAGAACGCGGGCGACGCCGCCGCGCAGGGCATGTCGCCGCTGATCGTCGGAGCGATCGCGGGCGCGGCCACCATCGGCGGCCCGCTGCTGGTCGCGGGCCTGGGTGCGGCGATGGTCGGGGCCAGCGCGGTGATCCTCAAGCAGAACAAGGTGATCGCCGCCGACTTCCAGCAGACCGGCAAGGACGCGGCCGCCATGGTCGAGTCGGCCGCCGCTCCGCTGGCCGGCGAGATGCACGCCGCCCTGGGCCAGATGGACCAGCAGATCAGCACCCTGCGGCCCGAGTTCAAGTCCCTGTTCGCCGACACCGCCCCGGACATCTCCGCCGTCAGCAGCGGGCTGACCGGCCTGGTCGGCGGCCTGCTGCCCGGTCTTTCGGTGGCCACGCAGCAGGGGCAGGTCATCGTCTCGGACTTCTCCAAGGCGCTGCCGCAGCTGGGCGCGAACATCGGGCAGTTCTTCACCGGACTCGTGCGCGACGCGACCATGCAGGGGCAGGCCCTGAACCAGACGATCGGCGCCCTGGGCAACACGGTGCGCACCGCGGGCTCCCTGATCGGTTCCGCGTCTGCGGCCACCTCCGCGGACCTGATCGCCCTGACCCCGGTGATCGACGGGCTGGACGCGGCGCTCCTGAAGGTGTCGAACCCGGCCACCGTCGGCAGCGTGATCGGCCTGTTCGGCGCCATGAAGCTCGACCCGAAGATCTCCTCGGGCCTGTCCAGCGCATCGGACGGCCTGGCGAAGATCGCCGAGAAGGGCGTCGAGTCCGGCGGCATGCTGGGCAAGGTCGCCTCGGCAGCCGACGGCGCGTCCGGAATCCTCGGCAAGATGGCCGGAGTGGTCGGCGGCCCGTGGGGGCTGGCGATCGGCGCCGGCATCGGCCTGATCTCCGGGCTGACCGCCGCGCTCAGCGGCGCGGATGACGCCACCAAGGCGATCACCGTGGACCAGCAGACCCTCTATGACAAGGTCAAGGCCGACGGGTCTGCGGTCGGGCAGTTCACCGCCGACTATGTGGCCTCCCAGGCGCAGGTCAGCGGACTTGCGGACGAGGCGAAGCACGCCGGGGTGTCCCTGGACCTGCTCACCGAGGCCGCCACCGGCAACAAGTCGGCGATGTCGCAGCTGGTCGCGATCACCGGGCAGTCCAACCAGGTGCAGCGCGATCAGCAGGCCGGCGCCAGTGCCGTGCTGGTCGGGCAGAACCAGCTGAACTCCAGCTTCTCGACCGGCGTGCAGCGCCTGAACGACTCGATGGCGGCGACCAACACGCTCACGGTCGCCAACCAGCAGCTGCTCAACTCGGTGCGCGCCCAGGACCAGCAGGTCACCGACGCGATCAACAAGCAGACGGCGCTCACGGCCGCCGAAACCGTCCTGAACCAGACCACGAACATCTTCAACGCGACCCTGGCGAACAACTACCAGCAGATGGTGGCCAAGTCGCAGGCCACCGCGGACAACGCGGTCGCGGCGCTGAACCTGGGCACGCAGCAGGAGGTGCTCAACGCCTCGCTCGCGGACGCGGTGACGCAGTACGGGATGGCCGTGGACGGCGCCAACGGCTACCAGAGCGTGCTCACCGCCCTCAACGGCACCGAGAACCAGCTGCTGGGCACCGAGGCGGCGTACACGATCGCGCTGGCGGGTGTGACGACCGCGGTCAAGGCCAACGGCACGAGCCTGGACGTCACCAACGACAAGGGCGCCCTGAACATCAAGACATTCACCGGTATCGCGGACTCGGCGCAGAAGGCCGCGGTGGCGCTCTACCAGTCCGAGGTGAACACCAAGGGCGCCAGCGTCGCCTACAACGACGCGAACGGCAAGCTCGCGCAGGAGCGCGACGCGTTCGTCGCCGCGGCCGACAAGGCGGGTTTCAACAAGGACAAGGTGCAGGAGCTCGCCAACGAGTTGTTCTCGCTGCCCAAGGACATCCCGATCAACGTGGACGCGAACACGGCGCCCGCGGCGAACGCGGCCAACAGCCTGGTGCGCTACGTCGACTCGCTGCGGGGCACGATCACCGTCCAGGCGCAGGACGGCTCCGGGGTCAGCTACAACCCGTCGTGGGGCGGCGGCAAGGCGTCCTACGACGGCGGCGGCTGGTCCAGGGCCGCGGACGGGCAGCCGGAAGAGGCGGTCATCCACGGCGGGGAGTACGTGCTCTCGCGCGACCAGCTCGCCGGACGCCAGGCGATCGACGCGCGGGTGCTCGCGGCGTTGCGCGCGGCCATGACCGGCGTCGCGCTCGGCGGCGGCGCGGGACCGGCGGGCGCGTTCGCCGCAGGCGGTGCGGGCGGCGACGGCGGGATCACGGTGGTCGCGCCGATCTACCTGGACGGCAAGCAGATCGGCCGCACCGTCACCCGCGGTACCCGCTCCCAAGCCCAGCAGTACAAGGTCCGCAACTCGCTCACAGGGTTCAACTGAACACGGGGGTGGCGCTGTGACCCGCCACATCGCCACCTACCCCGACGCCAGCTACGTGGAGACCGCGGTCAACACCGGGCCGCTGAGCACACTGCCGCCGTGGTGGACGGACATCTCCGCCCGCGCCCTCGGGCCGTGGGACGCACACCTGGGCATCCAGTACGAGCTCGACCGGTTCGAGGCCGGGGAGTTGCACCCTGTGCTCGACAACCGCGACGGCGGCCTGGACCCGTCCAACGCCTCCGGGCCGCTGGCGCCGAACCTCAAGCCGTACCGGCGCCTGCGCATCCGCCAGCGGTGGAACCCGAACGAGCTGAGCGCGGACCAGGCCACGGCCGGGGAGTCCAGCGCTCAGCTGGGCGCGATCCCGGTCGGCATGAACGTCGTCAACGACTTCGGCTACCCGCTCTCGATCGTCGCCAGCGGTTCGGCGTACCAGGGCGGGCAGGTCTACCAGGCGGTGCTGCCCTCGGGCGCCACGCAGTTCGCCACCGTACTGATGGTGGCGGCCGTGCACGTGGTTCCGGGCAGGCCGTACTCGTTCCAGGCGCAGGCCCGCATCAGCGCGGGCAACAGCGTGTCCACGAACGCCGCGATCATCTGGTACGACGCGAGCGGCAACATCCTGTCGACCTCGGCGGGCACGGCGACGACCCTGACCTCCGGGTCGTCCACGTGGGTGACGCTGTCCGCCTCGGCGACCGCGGCGCCGGCCGGGGCCTACTCGGCGGCGCTGAAGGTGCAGATCGCCTCCGGGACGCTGACCGGCTCGACCACCTGGCAGCTCGACGGCCTCCAGTTCGAGGCGTCCCCGGTCGCCTCGCCGTGGCAGATGCCGGGCACGCTCGGCGCGAACCTGCTGCCGCAGATGATCGCGGGCGGGCTCACCCTGCTGGACCCGACGAAGGACCAGGCGTCCAACTACTTCCAGACCTCCGGCCCTATCGCCTCCACGTTCACTCGCGTCACCGGCCTGACCGCCGCGCCCACCGGGCACACCACCGCGGTCGCCTGGACGGTGACCGCCGCGGGGGCCGGTGGTGCATCGACACTGAACGACTCGGTCAACAACGCCGTCGCCGCAGGTCCCGCGCAGGACTGCGTGCAGGTGGTCGCCGGGCAGACCTACACCGCGTCGCGCTACCTCTCGCGCGCGTCTTCAGCCGACGCGACCGTTCAGGTCACGCAGCAGATCACCTGGTACGACGCCACCGGGGCGGCGATCTTCGTCGCGTCCTCCAGCAACGCGATCGTCCCGGTCGGCTCCTGGGTGCGCGCGACCGCGACCCTGACCGCTCCGGCCGGCGCGGTGTGGGGCCGCGGCTCGATCGCCGTGAGCAATGCGCCCTCGGCCACGAACACCATCTACTCCACGGCCCTGCAATTCGAGCAGGCCGGCTCGGCGTCTACCTGGGTGGACCCGGGGCTGACGACGTACGCGTTCACCGGCTACTTCGAGCAGCTGCCGCAGGTGTGGAAGCTGTCGGGCACCTGGGGTGAACTGGACGCGCTCGGCGTGGATGCGCTCGCGGGCCTGGCGCAGTACCAG